GGTTTCGACCGCGCTGGCTCCCCTCGCGAACGCCAATCGGGCAAACTCCATCAAGGACTATGCCGCCTCCAAGGGCAAGGGCTTCAAGGCGCTCGGCGCTTCGCTCGCGGCCGACGAGAACATCACGATCGAACAGGCCACCAAGATCATCGACGCAGCCGCTCCGGCCGTGGCCGCTCCTGCCCCCAAGAAGGGCAAGCAGAACGTATCGGACGAGAGCGACGACAACGGTCCCGAAGACGAGGACGATGACGCCGACGAAGGCGATGATGACGAAGACGAGGGCGAAGCCGACGAGGAAGCAGCCCGCTCTTCGCGCCGGGGCAACAAGGCCAAGGGCGGCCGGTCCAAGCAGAACGTCAGCAATGACGACACGAACCACTTCGACAACGCGATGGGCAACAGCCGCAATCCGAAGGTCGGATCGGGGAACGAGCGTCGCCAGAAGAATGGCGAGCAGTCGCCGGACGATCAGGCGAACACGATCCTTGGCGATGCCGCCATGTGTGGTTCGACGTGGGCCAAGCCGAAGCAGAAGGCCGCGTAACAACGCAGCCGTGACTGGAAGCATACCGCCGCTTCGTCGGCGAGAACGAAGGGAATAGGAAAATGGGTGACATCATTCTTGCTGGCGGAATCGAGGTTATCGGCACTTACGAGCCGATCCAGCTTTACGCTGGCGAAGGTGCGAACGGTCGCACCACGCAGGGCACCGTCGCGGCCGGTCAGATTCTCGGTAAGCTCAACGCTCGCGGGGAGACCTACAAGTTCCCCGTGGTCGCGCTTGTCGCGGGTCTGCTCGTCGCTTGGGACCCGACTTCGGGCGGCGCACTGGCCGATTATTACACCGGCACGCTGACGATCGCGAATGCGGTCCCGGCCGCTGGTGACACGCTCACTCTCGACGGCACCGTCTTCACCTTCCGGGCTGTCCCGGATGCGGACGAGCCTCTCGACGTGGGGGTCGGCACCACCGTGACGGAAGCGGCGGTCAATCTCCGCAACGCGGTCAACGCCTATCGCAACGAGTTTGCGAACGATCCGATCATCGCCTCGAACGCGGCGGGTGTCGTCACGTTCAAGGGTGTGACCGCTGCGTCGCTCGCCAAGGTCTTCGCGACCGGCGCGAACGGTGTGGTCTCCGGCGCGGCTCTTGCCGGTGGCGATACGGACGCGGCGGAAGCGGGTGGGGCTGCTCGCCCGATCGGCATCTTGCCGCACGCTCTCGATACATCGGCCACCGGCTACAACGCCGCTGTGGATAGCCCCTACTTCTTCGGCGGGGACTATAACTTCGATGCACTCGACCTTCCCGTGGGCACCACCTACGCGGAGATCAAGGCGGCGTTCGCTCGCACGGACATCAACATCCAGAAGCTCTACTAAGAGCGGCGCTGGTCAGAGACTCAGGAAGGGAATTGTTACATGGCATTTGATCTCTACGGCACCGCGACGTTGCTCCCGGTGGTTCGGGTTGCTCCGGTCGAATCGGCTTACTGGATGGATAACTTCTTCACCCGTGAGCTTACCTTCGACACGGAACAGGTCATGTTCGACCGCATCCAGACCTATCGCCGGATGGCTCCGTTCGTGTCGCCAGTCGTGCAGGGCCGCGTCATGCGGTCGCGCGGCTTCGAGACCCGTGCGTTCCGCCCGGCCTATGTCAAGCCGAAGCACATCGTCGATCCTAACCGCCAGTTCGCGCGGACGGTCGGCGAGACGCCCGGCCTCGGTAGCCTGTCCCCGGCCGCGCGCTGGAATCAGGCTATCGCGGAAAACCTCCGGGAAGAGCGTAACTCGATCCAGCGCCGGGAAAACTGGATGGCGGCTCAGGCCATTATCCACGGTCGCGTCACGATCACGGGCGAAGACTACCCCACACAGGTGGTCGATTTCCTCCGGGATAATGGCCTGACCTACATCCCGGTCGGCACTGCGCGTTGGGGCAAGGCAGACGCCGATCCCTTGGGCGATATTGCCCGCCTGCGCACGCTCGCATTCAAGAAGAGCGGCAGCGTCATCACCCGTCTCACGATGGGCCTCGACGCTTTCGATCTCTTCTTCGCCGATGCGGACGTGCAGAAGCTCCTGAAGACGGAGCTTGGGGCGATCCCGCGCACCAGCGACTCGGTCCTCTCGGCATTCGGTTCGACCGATACGCCGTTCGAGTATCGTGGCGTCCTTCAGGGTGCCAACGGGCAGGGCCGCGTTGAGGTTTATACCTACAACGAGACCTATGAGGACGAGGACTACAACGAAGTCGCGATGATGTCGTCTTACGATGTCATTGGCACCGGCCCCGGCATTCAGGGTGTCCGCTGCTACGGCGCTATCCGGGACAAGCGTGCGGGCCTTCAGGCTCTCAAGCTCTTCCCGAAAATGTGGGATCAGGAAGACCCGAGCCTGACCTACACGATGACGCAGAGCGCGCCTCTCCCCGTTCCCGCGAACGTGGACAACAGCTTCCGCATCGTTTCCAGCGACGGCGAAGCGTAAGGGCTGGCAGGGGAGGGCTTCGGCTCTCCCCTACTGCTCTCGGAAGTAACTTCTAAGATCGAAGGAAGGACCAGACCATGCCAAAGCTCGTAACGCAGGCCACCGTGACAGTGATCCGGGACGGCAAGCGTGTTACCCCGCCCATCGGGAAGTCGTTCAACTACACGACTGACGAGGCCGATTATATCCGCAAGCAACACCCCCTTGGCCTGCGCAAGCCGGTCAACGAGGATGCCCCGCTGTCCGACGATCGCCCTGCCGGTGGCGAATCCGAGCAGGAAGCCGGTGCGCAGGATGTCGGCAAGACCGCCAACATCTCGCCCAAGGGCAAGAAGGGCAAGAAGGCCAAGGGCAAGCCCATCGCCGCCGACGAGACTGTCGATGACGACGACGCCGACGACAATGCGGCCGACGAGGACGAAGACATCTAAATGTCGATGTCCGACATCAAGATCGCGGCGCGAAATTCGTTGCACGCTCGCTTGGCCGAGCCCTGCACTTACGAAGATCGCGCCACGCCTGTTACCCCCTCCGTCGAGCAGTCGGCGGAGGGGCTTATCCTGACTGTGCGGTTCGCGATGAAGACGCGGATAGCCAGCGCGGAATCCGATGCCGTCTCCATCATGGAGAACATCGAACGTCTCATTTTCAATCAGCCGCAACTCGACGCGCTCGGACTCGAGCTTGATGTCGGCGGCGTGGTCAGCGTTCCCGGTTACGAGATCAACTTCATCCTCGATCAGCCGATTGATCCGGATGGTCCTATCAACGTCTATTGGACTGTGGTGCGCGAAGGATGACCGTCAACGTCGATCTTGCTGGCCTGCTAGGGCTCGAAGACTTCTTGGTCGCGGCACCGGACATCACGCGCCGGTCGGTTTCCTACGCCATGAACAGCGTGATCGGTGGCACGGGCCTTGCGCGCTACCGGGCGGCGATCGGCGAACAGGTCAATCTCTCGCCATCCTATATCAAGGATCGCATGGGTGTGGAGAAGCCCGCCAGCCCGGATTCGCTGGTGACGACGATCGTTGCCCGCCAACGCCCCACCAGCCTAGCACGGTTCGCGTCAGGAGCCGTTGTGGGAGGCAAAGGCGGCGTCGCGGTCTCTGTGTCGCGGGGCGGCGGCTCAAAGCTCCTGAAGGGCGGATTTCTGGTCAACCTTCGGCAAGGCGATCGGGCGGACGGAAACGTCGGTCTCGCGGTGCGCCTCAAGCCCGGCCAGAAGTTGAACAAGAAAGACCAGTCGCGCATGGTTCACCTTGAGGCGAACGTGGTGCTGCTCTACGGCCCGTCGATCGATCAGGTCTTGAACAACAGTGTCGCCGATGCGGAGACGCCGGAAATCCTCGACGCCACCGCGACCGAATTCTATCGCCAATTCGCAAGGCTCTCAGCAGATGCCAGATAGCAAGCAACTCCGCATCCTCAAGAAGCTGACGGCGCACTTGGAAGTCACTTCCGGTTATGAGCCGCTGACGGTTTATCGCGGTCTTGGCGTCATCACGGCGAAGCATGTGACGGACTGCCTGTCGATCCTCGAAGCGCCGCGCCCGATCATCGGCAGCGCCGCCGGGGAGCAGGGGCTCAAGCGACTGGAAAGCTGGACCTTGCTGGTGCAAGGCTGGCCGCTCGACGACAAAGAGAATCCATCTGATCCCGCCTATGCCATGAAGGCAGCGGTTGAGCAGCAGTTGTCGTTGATCGTGGCCGAGTTGCCCGATGGGCGGCAACGCACCGACGAGCTATACATGCTCGGGGGAGACATCGGCTCTATGATTATTGGGCAAGGGGTGGTAAGGCCGCCAAGCGAAGAAGGGGCCTCACGACTTGCCATGTTCTATCTCCCGCTGATATTGGAGATTGCTACGGACGTGCGGAATCCTTTCGCATAGGTCACGGTGAAGGAGAAATTCGATGGCAGATACCAATGTGAATGATTATGTCGTCGGCCGTGGCCGACTGTTCTTTGGGCAGTTCAAGCCCGGCACGCGCACCAAGACCGGCCAGCGTTACTTCGGCAATACGCCGGAGCTTTCGCTCGCGCAGGACGAAGAGACCCTCGACCACTATTCGTCCGAGGGTGGCGTCCGCGTCAAGGATGCATCGGTCTCGCTTCAGAACGATTCTTCGGGCTCGTTCCAGTGCGACAACATCAACGATCGCAACCTTGCGCTCTGGTTCCGTGGCGACATCATCCAGCATATCGAAGCTGGATCGGCCACGGCCACCGGCTCGCTGACCTTCTCGACCGCCGTTCCGGTCGCGACGGATTCGGTGTCGATCAACGGCAACGAGATCGTCTTCGTTGTCGCCGATCCGGTCGGCATGGAAGTCCTGATCGGTGGCACGATTGCCGCCACCGCCGCCAATCTCGCCAACTTCATCAATGACACACCGGCTCTCGGCGTGACTGCGACGGTTATAGGCGCGGCGGTCACGGTCACGGCAACGGGGCCGGGCACCGGAGGCAACAGCATCGCGCTCCTGAAGGACTTCGCGACGGCGGGCAACATGACGCTCTCCGGCGCAACCCTGACGGGCGGCACGGATGTGGAAGAGACACTGGTCGCCGTCGAGCGCGGCCTGTGGTATCAGCTTGGCGTCACGCCCTCGACTCCGCAGGGCGTCCGTGGCGTCGGCACGGTGACGATCACGGGTGTTTCCGAGGACAGCTTCGTCATCGAAGGCGCGACCGGCCGCATCTACCTTAACTCGGATGCAGACGACATCGTGGACGGCGATGATCTCGAAGTCGCTTACGGTGTATCGGCGGCAGTCGAGGACATCGTGATCGCCAAGGGCGAGACGATCGAAGGCGAGATGCAGTTCCTCGCGAACAACGCGACGGGCACGAACCGCGATTATTACTGGCCGTATGTCAAGCTGACGCCGGACGGTGACTTCGCGCTCAAGGGCGATGACTGGCAGAACATGACGTTCAACTTCGAAATTCTGAAGCGCGACGAACTTGTCGAGCGTCAGTATATCACGAAGCGCGCGGCCACTGTCGTAGCCTAATTGA